GTCAATCAAGAGCGTCAATCGCCATGTCGTGCCGTGCCGCGAACTCACGCTCGTGCCGGCGGCTTGTGATGATCGGCTTGCCCGCCTTGGTGCAATCCGCACCCTCGATGTTGCGGCACGCCGAGTGAGACACGCGCGGGTAGCCTTCGACCATCCGGTGCACCTTCGCACCGACGCAGCTCGAGAACACCCGCTCGTACCGCTTGCCGCCGACGACAACGAAATCACCGCCACCCTTGCTGGCGTCCTTCTCGATCTCGATGATCTCGCCGTCGTCGGCGGCTTGGTACTGGTAGAGCATCAGGCGCTCGGGGGCTGCTGGAACGTCGGACGACCGCCGTCCCGGGGCTGCACATTGCCGTCGCCATGACGACGCGGACGATTCTCGCGCTCGGTGGAGTCGTCGAGCCGGCGAGCGACAGCCTCGCGAATCGACAACTCCATCTGCTCGCCAGACACGCCCAGCGCCTCGATGCGCCGACGCACCGCCTCGTCGATCTCCGCATCCGACGGCGGACGCTTCGCCTGGCCGATCTGGTACGGCATCCAGACGCAGTAGTCCTCGAAGTTGCTCCGGTCGTCCTCGCCGACGATCGGGATGTCCGTCGCGTTGCTGACGGTCCCGTCGGTATCGAAGAACGTGATGTTGATAGTTCCGTCATCGTTCACGCAAGCGGACAACGCCGCGAACGGTCCCTGCTCGTGCCCTTCGATCGTCGTGTAGAAGTGGAGCACACGCCCCACGGTCGGCGCGATCAGCACCGGGCCGTCAGGGCGGTCGGGCTGGTCCACACCTTCGGGGTTTTCGTCGCCACGAACGCCGCCATGCTGCAAGTCAACCATTGTCCGATACTCCTACGCCGCTCGCGCCTGGCCCTGCACTGACGCCAACGCGGCGCCCTGCTGATTGCCCTGCAACTGCGGTTGTTCTGGTCGTACGCGTCCGCCGCCCTGCGGCTGGCGAGTCATGCCCGGACGGTCCGGGCTCGTGCCCTGAGCCGTTGGCATCCCCATCATCTGCTCGGCCATCTGGACGTCCACCAGGTCGCCCATGTTGTTGATGTTGAGCGCGTCGCCCGCACGGTCGAACAGCTCACGCCAGTTGACGTACGGCATCGACGGGATTGCGGGCGCCGCCTGCATGATGAACGCCATCGTATCCTGTAGCCGACGTTGCATCACGGGCTCGGTCGTTCTCTCCATCGACATCACGTCGATCTCGCACACGATGTCCTCCCACTTGCCGACACCCTCGGGGTCGGGCCCGCCCTGGAACATCGGCGAGATCATGCCCAGCTCGTCCGCCGCCTCCGGGCCCAGCGGGTACTTCACTCGCTGGTCGTGGTACATGTTCCAGCCCACCTTCTCGAACATGCCACGGGCCGCGTCACCGAAGCCCTGCTTGATCAGAGCCATCCGCGTGTCGCTCGCCGTCGCTGCGATGGAGTCGCTCGTCGCCGTCCGACCCGCCGGCGTGTTACCGCGCTGCGTGTCGTTGATGCCCGTCATCCGATCGACGCGAGACAGAAGGATCTGCACGTACTCCGACTGCTGAGCCGTGAAGCCGCCAAGCTCCACCACTTCCACCTGGTCGCGAGAGAAGCCCGCCACCGGAACCACGTAGAGATCGGGCCGGTTCGTGATGTCGTCGATGAGCTTGCGGTTGCGAGCGCTCACCAAGATCAGACGCTTGTACTTCGACATGCCACGCGAGATCGCCCGGGCGTGCGCGTTCACCTCGTCCACCTGCTGCGAGCTCGCAACCAACGGCGACAGCGGGTACGGGTTGTTCGGCACCGGGTAGACCCCCCACAGGTCGTACGGTCCGTTCGGATGCCCGAAGAACGGACGCGGTGCACGAATGAACTCGGCACTCGGCGCCTCGTTGCCACCCGCCGACGCCGCCAGCGTGAAGATGGAGCCGTGGAAGCCATCAGCCGACGCGTAGCCGTTGATCTGGTGTTCAGGCACCCACAGGTCGTAGCACACCGCCTCCTTGCGGTCCACGTCGTCGCGGTCCACTCGGCCGCCCACGCGGTCGCCGTACTCGTCGACGCCCTGGTTGGACGACAGACGGCGGATCACGTTGAGATCCCAGCCTTCCTCGGGCCGCGTCTTCGCGAGTCGCTCGAGATCCGCCTTGTCGCGAATCCAGCGGTGCCCCACGTAACGCGATCCACCGAACTGCACGGCCAGCGGATCAAAGAAGAAGTTGGATTGCTCCAGGCGGTACACCTGCGGCCAGAACGGAGCCTGCGGCATGCGCGGGTCGTAGCCAGGCATCGGCTCCTGAGCCACCATCGTCGCGCCCCAACAGAACGACACGTCGAGATACAAGATTCGGAACAGGCCACGCAGCATGTTCGCGACGATCCACTCATTGAGCCCCAGGTCCATCGCCTTCGCCACGATGTCGTGGAACTCCAGCCGGTGAAGGAGCTGCTGGCCGATCTCCGGCGGCAGAGCACCCATCATCATCATCTGCTTGACGCCCTCGATGGCCTGCTTCGACGTCTGCCGGCGGCTCTTGACCTTCACGCGCGGATTGTCGTACGCCACCTGCGGAGTCGTCATCGCGATCCACTCGAACGCATGGTTCTCCAGGTGGTCGCCCTTCGCTCGCTCGTTGTAACGCGGGCCCGTGTACTGCCCCGTCAGATCACTCAGCCATGCCGTGTGAGAGTCGCGAAGGCGCTCGGCGGCTTGAATCTCGCGATAGAGGTTCTGAGCACTGGTATCAAGCATCGTCGGACCCTCGTGGTGGTGCTGCTGTCTTTGAGTCTACACGCGCCCCCTCGTCTGGGGGCACATCGCTCGTCGTGAAGATCGGTAGCTCGACACCGCCGACGCAATGGAACGTGTACTGAATCTTGCCACCATCGGGAGGCATCGCGCGGATCAGGTACGGGCCCACACGCACCCACTGTCCCACCTTCGTCGTCGCTTTCAGAGGCATCGTGTGCCCATCATCGGATCACCGTCTTCGGGGTGCCAGTCGTCGTCGCACGCCTCGTTCTCGTCGTCCACGACGTCGAAATCCGTCATCTGGCCATACGTGCCTGGAGCGTATCGGGACAGCTCGCGCTCGAACTCAGGCATCTGCAACCGACCGACCTGGCACAGGCCGTACGCGATAGCACGATCACCGTGGCGGGCCCGAGCACCACTGGTCTCATCGCGAAGGTGGCCAGCGATGATCCGACCGTTGTCGTCCACGATCCATGCCTGCATGTCGGTCACACCCTCCTCGCTCCAGGTGCCGAACGTCTGCCGGATGAGCCCGTAGTTGAGCGCGCTGAACAATGCGTCCTTCGTCGATTCGGTGCTGTTCCAGCCGTACGCCTTCATCGGCGCGCCGGTCGTCGCATCGACCTGCTGCCGGTAGTAAAGCAGCGGGTAGGCCGTCCCCTTGATGTGCCACAAGAAGCCCATGCCCGGGCCGTTGTTCTCCCAGATGATCAACGCGAACCCGAGCTGGCCGCCGAAGAAGTACCCGAGCCCCGTCGCGATCGGCACCGAGCTGGCCGGGTCTATCACCGGGTCCACGTACTCGCCCACGATCCAGCCCGTGCGGCAGTCCTGCACCGCGAACACCGTGTTGGCCGCCTCCACGCCGGCGGAGAAGTCACCGCCGATGACGTAGTTGCGATCGCGCATCGGGCGACCGTCCTGCCCCAGCTTGCACCACAGACGCAGACGACCGTCAGGATGAGCGATCAGCTCGCCATTGACGAGCGAGCCCACGAACGTCGGCGGGCCCGTCATACGCTTCATGCGGCCCAGAGATGACGCATCGAGTACGCCGATGCCCGACGTGTCGTGATCGCACAGCCAGTTCTCTCGCCAGTCACGCGGTGTCAGATCGCCCGACGCCCTGGCCATCGCGAACGCCGGAGTCTCCCAATACCCGTTGCCGGCAACGCCCGTAACGTGCCCATCGACGTCCACCGTCCACGTGCGGCCCGCGCCGTGCTGCGGATGGTCGTAGTACATGAGCGACAGGCGAGTCAGCGCCTTGCCGCCCTCCTCGGTCTGCGACTGCACACAGAGCTTACTGAACACCGTGCCAGGACCGTTCGGTGTCGAGCCCAGCAACGAGATGCCGCCGACCGACTCAATCGACTTCAACAGCGTCTTGGCATGTGGATACCGCGCCGCCTCGTCCACGAAGGTGAGCATCGTGCGAAGCGACTGCCCGACGTTCTCGGTCGACGTGTGACCGATCAGCCGCGCGCCGTTCGTGCGGTTGATGATCATTGGCATCGAACCGTGCCGGTGCGTGAGCTGCGGCTTCCCGTCCTCGTCGTCGCCGGGAACCATCCACTCCGGCAGACGGTCCAGCGCGTAGTCCACCTTGCCCATCAGCGAGTCGCTCGAATCCTTGCCCGCGTCCACCAGGTCCGACTTCATGGAGATGTTGAGCGCCGAGAACGATGGCCAGTACAGCAGCCCCCACGTCTCCAACAGCATGATCAGGATGGTGAATCCCTGCTCGCGGCTCTTGTCGCCGAGTATCCGCTTGCCCGTGGTGAACGAACGCAGCACGCCCGTGACGAACGAATCCTGCGCTGGCCACGTGATGACCGGCGTCTCGGCTGGCGGAATCGCGTACTGGCGGCCCTCGTGCTCGTACACCGTGCCTGCGTTGCGGCGTCGACCGTCCACGCCCATCATGTGCGGGCGCTCCGTCCAGGCGAACACGTTGAGCCAGAACAGAGGCGACCGCCGGCAGACCTCCATCAGCGTCAACCGAAGATCCTCGTCGTTCATCGCCTTCGTGGCCAGCCGCTCGCGGAACTCGAGATTCCCGATCTCGTCCTTGGGAACCTCGAGCCCCGACACCGGGCATGTCCACGAATCCCCCTCGTAGCTCAGGGGAAAGACGGGCGTCGGCTGCGGTGTGCGTTCAACGCCTGCGACCACTGAACACCTGGATGAACTGCGACACGATCGGCCCGAACGGTGCCGCCCTCATCAGCTCGCGTGGGTCCGCACGCATCTTCCGATGGAAGCGAGGCGAGCGCTTCAGCCAGGACGATGCCCGGTCGTACTGGTGCTTCTGCTTGCCGGCCATCACGAGCGTGTCGTCCGTCTCGATCCGCGTCAGCTCGTCGTTGCACTGAGCTACCAACAGGCCCCACTCAGCGGCGATGGCGATGCGGCGAAGCCACCGTACGCGTTCCTCGTCGCCACGGCAGAGCCCCTCGATGTCGCCTGGGAATCCCTCAAGAACCTCGGTCGCGAACGCTCGTCGTCCTCGCCGATCGTGCTGTGTCTGCGTCATGCCAATGCCTCCACCATGCGTGATACCTCACGAAGACGGTCGGCCAACGCCTGCACCGCCTCGGACACGAGCAGCTCGGCGCCCTCGTCGTGGTGAGTGCGCGTTCTCGCGTCCTTTGATCGCATCCCCCGGTAAGCGTTGGTCACCCGGTCGATTGCTTCCCGCACTTGCGTCTTCGTGCTCATTGCCTGCTCTCCCATCGTCGCCTGCCGGCCATCGCCTTGTGGTACTCGGCCATGTCGGCTTGGTCCTTGATCGCCATCCGATCAGCCAACACGATGTCCAGCATCACGACGTCTTCGGAACGGAGCCGGAGCAGCCACGCCAGTGCCACCATGATTCGCCACTTCACGCGCCACCTCCCGGGATCGTCTCGTACGAAAGGCGGTCGCCCCTGCCCGTCACGATCAGCATGTCGAACGGCCCGTACTTCGCCCACAGACGACGCACCTGGCGGAACCGGGGCGTCTCCATGCCCTTGAACTCGATCGCGACGAGACCACCAGCAAGCGGGCTCTCCTCACCGTAGTGCGCGACCCAATCGACCGTCACCCGCTCATCGGGGCCCAGGTCGATCGGCACCTGACGCAGCACCGTTGCATAGATGCCCGTGGCGAGGCACGTCTCGAGATGCATCGCGTACGACGCCTCGCCCTTCGAGTCGTACCGCCGGCCACGCCAAACCGTCGGCACCGCGTCGTACTTGCCCTTCCGCTTCGCGCGGCCCGTCTCCGGAGGTGGTTGCAGGGAGCTGCCGAACCGGCGCTGGAACTGCTCCGACGTCATCTGCTCGTTGCCAAGCGTCATCGGCGTGCCTCCATCGCATCGGGCGCGGGCCGGTCGTACATGACCGACAGTCGCCAGTCGCGGGCCCGCTCCGCCTCGGCGATCTCCTCGCGCGTCACGCCAACCAGGTCGTCGCGTCGTTCCGAATCCATGCCCGAATCCATGCCCGATGGCATGAACCGAAGGTGTGTGCTGATCTCGTGCAACACCTCGTCGCGCAGGATCGTCACGAGTGTCGCCAGGTTCACGCTGATCTCGGATACCGCGATCCGCCACTGGCCACGGCGCGTCGTGCCGTTGATCGTCGCGGTGACGTCGACCACAATGACCTCATTCTGGCCACTCACGACGTACTCGTTGATGGTCATGCCGCGCCACGGCTTGCTGATGGCAAGGTAGGGCTCGAGTACATCGCGTGCTTCGTAGGGCTCGAGTACATCGCGTGCTTCG